TGATGGTGGTTGGCCAATGTTAATTACTAAGATGATGCATGAGAAGATTTCATTGGAAACAGTTTGTATCCTAATTGATATACTTGGTTGTATGCCAAAATGGGAGAAACAAATTACAGAAGATATTATTTGGCCAACACACCAAAGAATTATAAAAAAATATACACCGTTTATACCATATGATAAAGAAAAGTATAAACAAATTTTAAAAGAAAAGATTAAAGAATATGCATAAGATTACCAAGATTTACTTGGACATGGATGGTGTGATTGCTGACTTTGATAAACGATACAAAGAATTATATAAGATTGCACCAAAAGATGCGGACACATATAAAACATTTGATAAGTTTTTCACAACCTTCATTGCTGACAGACAATTTGCTAAATTAAACTTGATGCCTGATGCGATGATGTTGATTAACTATCTTAGGTCATTAAAGATACCAACAGAGATTCTTTCATCCACTTCCTCTGAGAAACGAGATGCAGAGATTCGGGAACAAAAGATAGAGTGGTTGAATAACCATAACATTGAGTTTCCTGTTAATTTGGTACCAGGTAAAAGGTTGAAAAAGAATTTCTCTAACCAAAATTCACTATTGATTGATGATACTTCACAAAACATCGACCAATGGCGAGTAGAAGGTGGTATTGGTATACTTCATACTGATGCCATTACTACCATCGGTATTTTGAAAATGTACACTTGACATTGGATAAATATTCTTATATAATGAATAATGTGGACAAGCCGTTTTATACACCGTTAATAATCCGTTTATACGAAAGGAAGTAAATTATGAGTTCATTTGCGAACCTCAAACGCCAATCTGGCAACCTCGATAAGTTATCTAAAGCAATCGAGGCACTCAATACCTCATCCGAGGGCAACGAAAAATCCGATAATTTCTGGCGACCAGAAGTAGACAAAGCTGGCAACGGCACGGCTACGATTCGTTTTCTGCCAGCACCTGCTGTAGATGGCGATGATGCATTACCATGGGTCAAAATATTCTCACATGGATTTCAAGGAGCAGGCGGATGGTTGATTGATAACTGTCTGACCACCAAGAATCAACAATGTCCTGTGTGTGAACACAATTCTTCATTGTGGAATTCTGGTATCGAAGCAAATAAAGATATTGTTCGTAAGCAAAAACGTAAACTAAATTACATTGCCAATGTTTATATTGTGTCCGACCCAAAACATCCTGAGAATGAAGGTCAGGTTAAATTGTTTAAGTTTGGTAAGAAAATCTTTGATAAGATTACTGAAGCAATGAATCCTCAGTTTGAAGATGAAACAGCAGTCAATCCATTTGATTTGTGGAAAGGTGCCAACTTCAAGTTAAAGATTCGTAAAGTTGAAGGTTATCAGAACTATGACAAGTCTGAATTTGAATCATCATCTCCATTGTTGAGTGATGATGATGAATTAGAAAAGATTTGGAAGTCGGAGTTTTCTTTGGCTGAAATGACTTCTGATAAAGAATTCAAGTCATATGATGTTCTGAAACAACGCCTTGATAAAGTTCTAGGCCTCAATGGTGAAGCACCAAAGACAACTGTAGAACAAACCAAAGCGAAGAACTTTGACGCCAAAACTAAATCTAATGATTCTCCATTCAAAGATAATTCTGAAGATGATGATATGGCTTATTTCAGCAAACTCGCTGAAGAAGATTAATGATGAGTTGTTTGTGATTTTTTAACTTTGATTGAAAGGAAGTAAAATGAAATACATAGTTTCTCTACTCGCAGCTGCATTTGCAGTAACCGCCTTTGCTCAAGCTCCTAAGAAAGAAGAGCCAAAGAAAGAAGCTCCAAAAGCAGAAGTTAAGAAAGAAGTTAAGAAAGACGAAAAGAAGAAGTAATTTTTTCTTTCTTAAAAGAAACCCACCTTTATGGTGGGTTTTTTATTGGTTATTATACAACTCTGGTACTGTATAATATCATTCTTTGGAATGTTTCTTCCATATTCCTTACCGAAGGAATCTCGGTGACACTTTGCTCAGATGGTTGATTTTGTGTATTGATATTTGTTGTATTGATTGTTTCACCAGCCAAAGTTGAATCCTTTGGTAAATTCATTTCTAAATTTTCATTAGTTGCTGGCATTACGGCTGCTGATGCAGGCGCCGCAGGCATTGGTGTGGCCGTGTCGGAAGATTCTGCTGAAGCCGTTGGTGTCGCTGTGGGTCCTGAATTGGATTCTGGTGTTGCTGTCGCTGGTACTGTGGCAGGTTTGCCAAGTAACTTATCTCTTTCAATTTTATAATCTTGAACTGCTCGTGCAGCTTCTGGACCTCGCTCTGCATATCCTTTTAATTGTGCATCATTTAATTTATCACCTTCATTGTAGTTTTTCTCATAATTAGCAATTTCAGCTTTTGTTTTTTCATATTCTGGAAGTTTTCTAATACGGTCTTCCTCATCTTTGGCACCAGCAAGACCTCCAATATCTTCTGCTTGTTTTAAGGCCAAATTAAAAGGTGAGTTTGGATCTTTATCGTAACTGGATTCATCAGTCAAAACTTTATACATGAAATAAGCAATACCAGCTGCAGCTGCACCACCTAATAAAACTCCACCAACACCAGTAACAGCGGCTGATGCTAGGCTACCTAATCCTTTAATTGCTAATTTACCAAGGTCTTTTAAACCAAACATGGCCAATATATCATCAAGTATTGAACTACCTGGTTCTTCTTTCTTTGTTGCTGTTTCTTCTTTTGTTGATTTATAACCTAAAGCATCCATTAATTCTTTATGGCGTTGTCTAGCTCTCAATTCTCTTTCAAATATTTCTTCTTCTGTGGGTGATAGATTTTCAAGTGAACGCCGAGAATCTTCCAACAAAAGATAAATCTCATTGAGCATCTCTAACATACCTTCCCCACCTTCATTAGTGGGTTTTATCTTTGATGCTGTGTCCATTTTACCTTGCTTACCGGTAAAATATTTCATATTCTTTTCACTTCTACCCATCAATCTACCAACAATAGCAGGAGCCAAATTTGAACCACCAGTCATAAACTTGGCAATGTTCATTGGATCAAACTTCTTCTTCAAGTTTGTCATTCTAGCTTTACCACCTTCTGAAACAGATTTAGAAATGGATTTACCAAAAGACTCTCCGCCAACCATTTTCTCAGCAATTCTATCTGATAGTGTTTTTTTTCTTATTCTATCGGCTTGTTCGTAGTCCATTTTTAACCTTTACTCTTTTCAAGAATTGCTGGCCTGTCATTCTCTTTTTGTTTCTTACTTGGTTGTTGTGTATTATTTGTTTGATTAACATTGGTGGTATTTACAATGTTTGCATTTTTATCAGATTCAGTCCGTTTTAAATCTTTATTTTCTTTTGATGATTGGTCTATTTGTGATCCTGCATTTGAAACATTATCTAAAGCGGTTGAATATTCATTTACTGTCTGTAATATCTTAGCACCAATGCCTTCATCCAAATTTAATTTTTTTCCACCAATTGCTTGAGTAACCGCTCTGTTTGCTTCGGATTGAGATTGAAAATCTAATTTTCCATTAGTTCCCTTTTTTACAAATTCGGCCACTACTTTATAATCAATATCTGGTTGATTAACTAATTCAGGATTAGATACAAGGTCTTGTCCTACAATCTTTGAGTATGCTTTGTAATTGTTTTTACCAGTTAATTGAATTGCACCGCGGCCACGATATTTAAAACCATCACCTTCTTGTGTGTTGCCCATTGATTGGCCAATAGCCGTATCTTTTCCATACACCATTTCAGCAAATTTATATTCGTCTTTTTTAATTTGGTTTAATTCTTCATCAGTATATTTTGCAGCTCTAGTAGTAAATACTTCTCGTATTCTTTTATTTGAAGTGTTTGCATACGCTTTTAAATCTTCATTTCTAGGTTTAAATCCTGTTTCTTTACCAACGTTGGCTAAAATTGCTTTTTGTGCATAAGCATTTGTTATGCCTGCTGACGTTAAAGCTGCTGTTAATACTCCTATTACTCCTTTTCCAGCTGCAATCACACCTTCTTTTCCAGGAAGTTTTGCTGCTGTTGGTGGTTTAACTGTTGGCGCTGGCGCCGCAGTTGGTGGTTTAACCTCTGGTTTAGGTGCAGGCGCAGCTGTTGGTTTTTCTACTGGCTTAGCTGGTGGCTTTGGTGCTTCTTTAGTAGGTGGCTTTGGTGCTTCTTTAGTAGGTGGCTTTGGTGCTTCTTTAGTAGGTGGCTTTGGTGCTTCTTTAGTAGGTGGCTTTGGTGCTTCTTTAGTAGGTGCTTTGCCTTTACCTGAAGGTGCCGTAGGTTTTGATGGTGCAGCAGGTTTTTCTTTTACTTCTTCTTTCTTTTTTCTTTTCTTTTTATCTTCTTCTTCTTTTTTCTTTCTACCCGTCAAAGCTGCAATGATAGCTTTATTTTTTTGTATTTCTCTTTCTTCATTTGATTCATCTTCTTTTTTTCTGGCTTTGGCCAATGACTTTCTGGTTTCTTCAGCCATTTTTAATTCTTCATAAATCATTCCCAACACTTTAGTTGATTCACCGCCTTCTTCTAATGCACCACCAGTTTCAAAATTAACTCCTCGTGCAGAAGGTCTTTTTCTTGGTTTGGCAAAATGTTCTATTGTGGATTGTTTACGACCCATTAAACGGCCGAGAAGTGCTGGTGCTAGATTAGAACCGCCAGTAAGTTTCTTGGCAATATTGAGTGGGTCGAACTTTTCTTGAATGCCAGTGAATGTGGCTTTGGTTCTATCGGATATGGCGGAACCAAAAGACGAACCAATGCCTTGACCTTCAACCAAATTGTTGGTGATGAGGCCTGCAAGTCCTTTTTTTCGTATGCCTTCAGCTTTGCCGTATTCCATTTACTATTTTCTTTGTCTTTCCCGTATCTTTTGGTTTTCTTCTTCAATATACGCAATCAACATAGAAACGTAAATGTCCCGTTCCCAAGGCATCATATTTTCAAGCTCTGACAAACTATACTTATGGTGATGTATCAATGCAAAGTTTGTCTTATAGTAATTCTTTAAATTGTCATGACGAAATATTAAACGAAAAAACTTTCAAGTCCTTCTACTTCAATTTTATGTTCGAAACCACATTTACTACATTTAATATCCAATGTTTCTTTTAATTTTGGTAGATTATTAAAGAAATTTTCAATCTTACCAAATTGTTCTTGGTTTAAACCTTCAACAAACTCCATTAATTCTTCTGGTGTTGATTCAGTTGCGTAGTAAAATTGTTCACCATCATAAATATATTCAATACTCTGTGCGATCATATGAAAGGTGACATCATTAATATTTTCATATTGCAAAGAATCTTTAACAATACCAAACTCTGGATACTTTAACTTAATTGAAATGTTTGATGTAAGTTTAATCTCAGCCGAAACATCTTCATTCATTTGTACCTGAATTTGAGTTAAATCAACTTCTTTCTCCATAATATTACCACATTCAACATCATCAACCACATTATTACAACGATACCGTGATTCAACTATCTCACCAACTGATTTGGCACGAAGATTGACGAAGTAATATTCAACATCAATGATAGGCAATTTCTCTATATTTACACCTTCTGTAAGAGTGCAATTATAAAGAATATCTTTAATGTTTTGTTGAATGGTGGTTGATTCAGACGATTCAATGGCCATTAATAGATTTCGTTGTTCTTTTACAAGAAATGGTCTATATTTAATTTTAGTTTTTGAAACCGGCAACTCAATTTCATATGTCGGCACATCAATTTTTGGTAAAGCCATAATTAACTCCTATAATAAATTAAAATTATTTTTTTATACTATGTTGTTTGCATCTCTTTGACTTATTAAATCTAAAGCACTTATCTCTAGTTCTTGTGTGTTTCCACCAGCTAAAGCATTTGGTAAAAAATTACCAGACTGACCTAAAGCACCAACCGCATTACCACCTAAACCACCAATTGCATCAGAAACAAATGCAAGACCAGCATCAACCAGTTGCATACCATAAGCCTGCAACGAATTGTTCTGCCAGTATGTGTATGCAAATGTAACTCTTAGTTTGTGGTATCCATCGGTTGCCCAATCTA